CAGTATACAACAGATGAGAAACTTTCTATGTGAAAGAAAGTATGACATTGGCGATAGAACATATATGGAAGATACGTTTGACCACATCAAGGCTATCAAATGGCATTGGGATATTAAGCAAAACTAAGGAGGATTATGTCAGGAGATTATTATTCACATACTGATAGAAAATACGATGAAATTATAGAAAGATTAGAAGCATTAGAGAAGAAAATAGAAGGTAAAAACCAAACCCTATATAAAGAATACTGGACTGATTCAAAAAAACATGATGGAAAAACCTTGGGGGAAGTACGAAGTTCTACTTGATGAACCTGAATACAAAGTCAAGAAAATTACTTTGAATCCTAATCAACAGTTCTCATTACAATATCATAATAATCGTTCTGAAGATTGGGTTATTGTTGAGGGATCTGGCACTGTAGCAACTGCTCCTCCACTGAAAGTTGGAATAATAAAACCTTGTGCTGTTGGTGACCGATTCCACATCCCAAAGAAACATATGCATAGGGCAACTGCAGGAGATGATGGTTTAGTATTCATCGAAGTGCAAATAGGAAAGTGTGAAGAAGAAGATATAGTGCGTCTTGAAGATGATTATGGTAGAATAGAAAAGATCAGTCCTATAGAATTAGGTGAACAAAGAGAAATCACAGTATGAACCAATTAAGTGATTATGTTAAGGAGTATATCGCATTTACAAAAGATGAATGTGATTTAATCATTGAATTTTATGAAGACAATGTAGCACAGTCTTTTAGTTCTGAAGTATACACTGCTCATCATCATAATAATTTAGAGTCAGTATCAGATTCTAGAAAGTCTAGACAACTGACTGTACCTTTTGATGCTCCAGTTGATGCTTTAATTGAGCAAAAAATTAATAAGTTCTTTGCTCAATATCATTGGGACATTAATAAAATGTTTGATAGTGAATGGGAAAAGAACCAAGAGAAAGATGTTCCAGAAAACTTAATGTCAAATTTCATATATGTAGATGAAGGATATTCTATTGTAAAGTATGATAGTGATGATGGTTGGTTTGACTGGCACTTTGATCGATTAGATGACGATAGAAAAACTAGACAAAGAGCATTCAGTTGTTTAATATATCTTAATGATGACTTTGAAGAAGGAGAAACTGATTTTTATTGGCACAAAATAATACCTAAAACAGGAAAGATTGCATTTTTCCCATCAGGTCATCATTGGATTCACAAAGGAAGAGTGCCAAAAAACGGATGTAAATATGTTATAACTACATGGTTACAACAAGCAATCAATGAGGGTAAAGCAGACCTTCCCAGTGATGCTGATTATATAGAGTACATTAGACAATCCCAAAAACATTAAAATGATTTTAGTTACAGGTGCTGCTGGTTTCATAGGCAGTAATTTTTTACATTACATTCACAAGAAAACTGATGACGAGATTGTTATTGTAGATAATCTCACTTATGCATCTGATATTAAATATATTGATAAACTAGTCGATAATAAAAGAGTCAAGTTTATTGAGATTGATATTGCTGATGAACAAGCGGTTGATGAATTATTTGTTTCATATAAACCTAACATAGTCTTTCATTTTGCTGCAGAAAGTCATGTAGATAATTCTATTAAAAACTATCGACCATTTATTCAGGCAAATATTTTAGGTACAATTAATTTATTGAATGCTAGTAGAGATGTTGTAGACAAGTTCCATCATATCTCTACTGATGAAGTATTTGGATCACTAGAATATGATGACCCAAATATATTCACAGAAGAAACTTTATACAACCCTAGAAATCCATACTCTGCAAGTAAAGCAGCGTCAGATTATTTTGTTAAAGCATGGCATAACACTTATGGAGTTCCATATCTTATAACAAACTGTTCTAATAACTACGGACCTAGACAACATCCTGAGAAACTGATTCCTCTTACTATTACAAATGCTATTAATGATAGAATGACTTACATGCATGGTGGTGGAGATCAGATCAGAGATTGGTTATATGTCAAAGACCATTGTGAAGCAATCTGGATGTTATATGAACAAGGTATCATGAATGATACATTTAATATTGGTGGTTCATGTGAGAAGAAAAATAAGGATGTTGTAAAAGATATATTAGATATCCTAGGTAAGTCACATGATCTTATTGGTGTTACTGCTGATCGACCTGGTCATGACAAACGCTATGCCATGGATCATTCTAAACTTACTAATGCAATAGGTTGGAAACCTGGTGACAAATGGTTAGAAAATATTAACTCTACAATACAATGGTATCTGTCTCGTTACTACGGTACTATTAATGTGCCACTTTAAAGATTGGATCTATTGACTTATCACTAAGTTAATTCTATAATTATTATAGAAACAAACAAACCAATGATCGAAGTATTATGTCAAAATGATCCATACAGGTATATCAAAATGCCTGATCTCTTAGAGAATGGACATCCAGATTACCGTATTCAAAAGTGGAACAACCACAATGGATACAAGGACATGTACCTTTGTGATAATTGGATGCAAATGAAAACTGCTATTGAAGACTTTGAGTATACTAAATGGTTAGATCCTGCAGGTGTTCCTTGCTATGTAAAAGATCATGTCAAAGCAGAAGAGTTTTAAAGTCAATTACATATCTACTGGAGATAACCCTGACAAAATGAAATTGCTTGTCAGGGAATATGATAGTGTCGATAAAACACAACAATATAATAAATGTCCTGTTTTTAAACACAGAAAAAACAGAACCTTTGTTGGATATTCTCCTGTAGATTTTAAACTAGGATTTGATAATGGTACTATGTGGTCATCTGATCCTGATTGTATTAACTCAGTGAACGTAACAGATCCTGACCATCCTACTGAATTAGTTTTTCAGTTGGAAATTTGTAATTTTGCTCTCTGGACAAATGAACCTGATGTTTGGATGGATTATAGTTCTCATCCATTAACTTCCTTGAACAATAATTTTACTGTAGTTGAAGGATGGTTTAACATATCTAATTGGAGTAGGGATACTAGTTTGGCAACTAGACTAGTGGACAAAACTAAACCTCTTATTATCAAAAAAGGTGATCCTCTATTCAGAATAACTTTTTTATCTCCTGATTTAAACAGTGGAGTTATATTAAAAGAAAGAACTAGAGCGTCTAAATTAAAATTTCATCTATCAAAAAATAAAGATTATAAAGAAGGAAACAAATTATTTTCTGAAACCAAAAAATGTCCATTTCCATTCCTTCATTTTCTGTCTAAATAAGGAGGGTTTACAAGACCCCTTTTTTTGTGTATAATACTAACATAAGTAATTTCGAGCAATGAGCGAATACAAAAAGACCGCCCTAGTATTAGGTGCAGGTGGTTTTATTGGCAGTCATATGGTAAAGAGACTGCGTAAAGAAGGTTATTGGGTAAGAGGTGTAGATCTAAAGTACCCTGACTTTGCTAAGACAGAAGCAAACGAATTCATTTCGGGTGATCTCCGTAGTGCTGCATTCGTAAATTCTGTTCTTGAGTTCAAAGGGTATCAAGGCAACTATTATAATTCTGTTCCTTATCAACATATCCTTCCCTTTGATGAAATCTACCAGTTCGCTGCTGATATGGGTGGTGCAGGTTTTATATTCACAGGAGAGAATGATGCAGATATCATGCATAACTCTGCTTCTATAAACTTAAACGTGCTTGAAGGTGTCCATCAATTAAATAAAACCTTTGATGGTGTAGTAAAAGAATATACTGTTTGTAATCGTCCTAAGTTGGATCAACCAACTAAGATTTTCTACTCTAGTTCTGCTTGCATGTATCCAGAGTACAACCAACTTGACCCTAATAATCCAGATTGTCGTGAAGAATCAGCATATCCCGCAGCACCAGACTCAGAGTACGGATGGGAAAAACTCTTTTCAGAACGTCTCTATCTTGCTTACAATCGTAATCACGGTATTCCTGTGCGTGTTGCCAGGTATCATAATATCTTTGGACCACAAGGAACATGGAATGGAGGAAGAGAAAAGGCACCAGCAGCAATTTGTAGAAAAGTAGCATACCTTCCTGATACAGGAGGAGCAATCGAAGTATGGGGTGATGGTGAACAGACACGTTCATTCCTTTATATTGATGAATGTGTTGAAGCAACTTGGAGATTGATGAATTCTGATTTCTTAGGACCTGTAAATATTGGTTCAGAAGAAATGGTTACTATTAATGAACTTGTAAGTATTACTGCAAAAGTTGCAGGTAAAGCAGTTCAGAGAAGACATAAATTAGATGCACCCCTTGGAGTCCGTGGTCGTAACTCAAACAATGATCTTGTAAGAGAGAAACTTGGATGGGATTATTCACAACCTCTTGAAGAAGGTATCCGTAAAACATATGAATGGATTTCAGAACAAATTAAATCTGAAAGTACATTCCAAACCGAAGTTCTTGATGAAGTTTTAGCATGAGTTTATCTGTGTATGGTGCGACTGGATACATTGGTCGCACATTTTGTAATATGTTTCCTAAAAAGTCTCATGCCATCGATAGAGGGCAAAGGACTCCAATGCACAAAGACATTTTATATTTTATTAGTACAACACACAACTATAATGTGTTCAAGGAAATTACATTGGATGTAAAGAGTAACCTTATGGTTCTCACTGAAGTACTTGACCGAGTTGTAGAAGTTAAAGATCGTAGGTATGATAATCATGAAGACATTACGTTTAATTTTATTAGTTCTT